CGTGCATCGTAGCGATCTCCATTGCGATTTATTTATGCGTTTACAAAACCGGGGTCAGGAACTTGGCGCGTGTCTACTAGGCGCTGACGCGCTCCGTTGTGCTTGGCAATAGCGGCTGGGTCTATCGTCCCGTTCGGGCGCGTCCATCGCTCGCGCAAAGCCTCGGCGGCAGGGACGGGAATCAGGCTGCAACGGCAAGAAAATCCAAGTGGCGGCGAGATTCCGAGGCGGTCGAAGTCTGCCATCGTCCCAACGTAGCCGTCAAAGGCGCGGTGTGTTGGGCGTGTCCGATTGTCCTTGGTGGCGCTAAATTGCACCAGCGGGACGAAAGCCTGTACCCGCTCATCCCGTAGGACTTCGGCGCTGCCCTCGGTCATGGCGCGGTTGGTGTTCGTCCGCAGGACGGTTTCAAGGCGGGAGGACGTTAGCCCTGTCCCGGTCATGAGTTGGACGGTGGTGACGAAGTCGCCGAGGTTCATGGTCTTGATGAGCTTGCCGACCACGCTCTTGGTGGGGCGCTCCTCGATGACCTGCGCGATCAGTTCCTGCACCATCCGCGCCTGCGCGACAGGCATGGCGGTGACAAAGAAGGTGGTATCGACGATCCGCTTGACCCGTGAGATAGCCCCTTGCGGCCCTCGTGTAACACCGCGTAACAACGAATCAAGGATCGGGGACTGCTTGCGGAGGTCAGGAAGGGCGTTTTCGCGCTCGTGATCGGTCACGTCCCCGGCGCTGGCAGCGGCGGCTTTGATGAGCAGATCCCAGTCGGCGCGTGAGATTGGGACGCGCTTCCTGAACCAGCCCGTGATCGGAGCCATCCATTTCGTCCCGAAGCCCTCAAGGGAGATCGGAACGTCCCGGTCGAACTTGACCGCGTCCCCATCGTCCAGCATTCCTTCGATAGCCCCGTCTGGGATCTTGGCGGTGTCCACGGTGTCACGCGCCCCGAAGAGCCATGATGCCATCAGGAGCGCCGCCGTTGCCTCGTGAAACTCTGCCCACGCGGGGAGGGCATCTTCGCCCCTGACCTGAGCCGCGACCGCACGGCGGTACGCCTGCTGCGACTGGCGCAGGACTTTGCGGAGGTGCTTGTCGAGGTCGGCTTTGTTCATCGCTTGCGCTTGCGGACGGCGGCTACCTTCGGCGCTTCAGGGGCTGGCTCGTCGCCCTCGCTCTCGTTGCCCTGCCCGAGCATGGCTGAGAGCGGGTTAGACGATGCGCCCGCGCTGCCTGCGGCTTGACCGCCGAGGACGGATTCCCCGTCTTCTGGGTCGGACAGACCGAGGAGGTCGCGGACTTCGCGCTCGCTGACGCGGCCACCCATTTGGATAAACGTCTGAATCGCTTCTAGGCGCTCCTTCGGGTTCGGTCGCTCAGGGGCGAACACGAACCGGATGCGGCGTGCATCCTCTTCGGAGGCTCCGAGCATCCCGGCAATGATGCGGACGAGGTCGGTGGTCAGGCTTTCCGCGAGGCAATCCGCGTGATAGCGGATTACGCGGGAAAGGGTATCGGCGTGGAGGTCGGCGACCCCTGACCCCATACCCGTCCCGCCAGCCTCGCTGGAGAGCGACTGACCGAGGATTGCTTCCTTGAGTTTGCCAGAGAGCCAGTTGACCAACTCCATGAAGATCTGAGCGCGGCCACCGTTCGCGTCCTTGATGTCGATGTCGTACATGGACTCGGTCGGCGAAATGCGGGGCAGGACGACCGAGTTGTCATTGACCAAGTTCTGCAAGATGGTCATCATCTCGCTCTTGGCGGCATCGTTTCCTGCTGGGTAGTACCCAACGCGGATGCCGAGGGCGTACCGCTCCACATAAGCGGCGGCGTTCTGTAGGACTTCCTGCTTCAAGAGCCAGATGTACCAGCAGACATCACGCGCACCTACGCCACGGTAAACCGTCTCGGCGCTGTTCGGGTCGATGAAGTTTGGCGCGGTGGTGAAGACGCGGTGCAGGACAATGGCGCGGCGTTCGTTGTCGTCAAACAGGTGGACGAGCGAGTCAAAGCCGAGGTCGGTGACGGATGCCTCGTTGATGTAGGCGCTACCAACGCGCATCGCTACGTTCCCGGTCTGGTCAAAGGCGAGGGTGTCGGAGGCGAGCGGGAGCCATTCGCGGATGCGTACCCCAAGGCGCGGGTCGCGGTCGTAGACCACGTTCACGGCGCTGCACCCATACCAGACGGCTTCGTGCAGGGAGCGGAACATATCGCTACGGCGCGGGGCTGCTCCGATGATCTCAGCAATGCGCTCGGCGAGCTTGACGAGGCGCGGGTCTGATTCGTCGTCAGAAAGCACGTTCCACTCCAACCCGGCAAGGGTGACGAGCAGGGAGCGCAGCACGCCCTCAATGTCCGCGTCCGCTCTCATCATCGCCTGATAGTTCGGGTCGAGGCGGTAGGCGAGGCTAGAGTTCCGCAGCATCAAGCTAGCGGTGCGGAAGAACGTCCGCTGCACTTCCACGGGCATGGCGAGCGGCCCGGTCAGTCCACGATCAATCGGAGGCGGGAGCGGCTTGCGCGGTCGCTTGGTTGGTGGCAATCCTGCGCCGGGGATCGACTGACGTTGCGAGAGCGGGTTGTTGATCGGGTCGGGCATCAGGATTTCTCGTATGCAAGGGCTTTGATTTGGTCTACCGTCATGCGCTTAGAAACGCCGTTCGGCTGTTTCACTTCGTAGGACGTAGCAAAGGCTGGCGGGTTGGTCTGCCCGCTGCGGAAGTCAAGCGTATACCCAAGGCGCTTGAGCGCCGCTTCGGCTTGGTCGATGGTCAGCTTGCGCTTGCTTGTCGGCAAGGCGAAGATGCCCAATCGGCGCATGATCGCCTTGCGCTGGCTCACGCCTTCGCCTTCACGCTGGGGCGGGAGCTGTTGAGCCGATGACCACCACGCTTGGTACTTCGCAACATCTGCGCGGCCGTCAATGCCAGATCGGTGTAGTAGTTGAACTTCTTGCCGCCAGAACCCATTGCTTTGGCTGCGGCGTTGGAGTCGGAAATGATGTACTTCAATGCTTCATCGCTAACGGTTGAAAGCCATTCGTTTGCTTCCGTGAAATCAAGCGAAACGCTGCCGTCTGACAGGACTTTCTCAGCTCGTCCAAATGATGCCTTTGCGCCAACGCGGAATGACAAGGTTTTGACGACCTTATCGTCTCCATTGTTGATGACCTGATAAATATTGACAATTACCTTCTTGGCTTTTGGATTTGACTTCTTGATGTACTCAAGCATTTTCTGTCCGTAGTAGTCACCTTCCTGCTTGTTATCAAGTGACTTTTCGCCCACAATTTCGTCGTCCGCAAATCCGCGAATGACAAAGTAGTTGCCGTCGCGCCTGTCCATCTTCGCCTTCACGCCCGGGCGGGACATCTTGTAACGCTTAACCAGTTGCTCTAGTTTGCTTCGCATACCAGTAGAAACCACGGTTTCGTCCATTGCGTCTTGCGCGGCCTTGATCCAGCGCCGTGCATTCTCTGTGTCACCACGACGGACAGCATTCTCGGCGTTGAATATGGCTTCGGCGACAATAAAGCTTGCCGACATCTTCGCCTTCACGCCCGGGCGGGCGAAGCCCTTGTATGGCTTAGACAGATCCAAGATTTGAACCCGGAACGAATGCCAGCCCGCTGCCGCTGCACGCTTCTTGACATCTTCCATCTGGGCAGGAGTCTTGGCTTGTGTTGAGAGAACCTTCTCATGCAGGCGATCCGTCTCGCCCTTCGGCAACCCCCAAAGCACATATTCCTTTTCAAACGATGCCTTCGCGCCCGGGCGGGAAGACTTGTCCTTCCTCAGTTCGTCGTACACCTCGCTACCAATTCGCTTGTAGGTTCCTTCGCCAAGCACCGAGTCAATCGCCTGCGGAACCGACAACCCCTTAGAAACAAGCGTACGAATCTTGTCGCTGATTGCCGCGTTGTTGCGGATTTGATTTAGCGCAGCATCGGCAAACTTCGCCTTCGCGCCAGAGCGAGCGTATCCGCCGCGGGAAACATGAGCGTCAAACAAACGGATTGCCGCACGCGTTGCGCTTTCGGGAGTTTTGTAACCGTACTTTGATTGCAAAACCTGTGGTTCTCCGTTTGAATGCACAAGCATCAAAGTAGCGATATAGTCGCCACCGCCACCGTTTTGCCCGATTTCCGCAACGAGGTCAGTAGTCTTGCCCTTGCGGGTTTTGACCGTGCGTTCTTGCATATACGGATCGTTAGAGCCAAAGTCGGATTTCACGCCTTGCGCCGCGAATCCCAAACGCTTCTCGATGTCTTGCTTGCTCATGTGGTTCCTTAGTTCTTGCCGTGATTCTCGCCCTTGCAACTACAGTCGCAAGCAGGCCCAGCCGCGTTCCTGCACTTAGCGCCGCAGGTTGTTGGCTTGTTGGTTGGTGTGTACATGACAAAACGCGTGATCTCTCGCGGTGTGCCGCTCACGAATCCAACCCAGTAGAGTCGGTCGTCTTTGATGGGTTGCAATTTGTTGAAGTCGTAACTCCATCCGACCCGTGCGTCTGGGAAGAGCTTGCGGAACTCTGTCCCGATTACCCGCTTCCGGTCGTTTGCGCCGAGTTTGCTTAGACCCGCGTAATACTGCGGCTCCGGTGCGCCGCGCCATGCGGCTGCAAATCCAAGACGGCGCTCAATGTCGTTTCGGCACATGGAACGCATCGTAGCGATTCATCCGAACATTCTGCGCTTGACTGCGCGAGAATCGAACATCCTGCTCGTGTCGGTCGCCACGGTGACCGCGCCGCCCGATGTCACTACCGTCCCGCTCGACGCTGCGGTGCAGAGGTCAACGATGCAGTCCACCGTGTCGTCGTGACTACCAGCGGGGAACGCCAGCATTTCGTCAAGGGTGGAACGGAAGTCGGCGTGAACCTGCCCGTCATGGTTCTGCGGGAACAGGAGCTTGCCCTGCTCAACGAACGGCTGGGCGGCGGCGGCGCGTAAATGCTTGTCGGCGGTACGGGTGACGGCAATGACGGGCTGGTGGCAGTCTTGGCGGAATTGGTCGAATACGCCCTTCTGCGGCCCGTTCGCTTCCGCCAGCACCATGCCTACACCACGGCGCTCGACAAGGTCTTTCGCCATGCGGGCGAAGTCGGGGAAGGACTCGCGGACGCGAAGGATGTCGGTCAGGTACAGGTTGCGGGCTTGGTCGACCTCCCCCACGATGCAGACCGAGTAGTCGGGGTCGTCGCGCTCTTGGCGCTTCTTTCCGTACCCCCAGTCGATAGCGGCGACCGTGCGCGTACCGAGGGGAACCGTCCCGGCGCGGTAGTAGCGCGTCCATTCCGGTCGGAAGATCAGGAGGTCGGAGGACAGCGGAACGAGTTCGTAGGCGCGTGCATACGCCATCGGCCCCATCTCGCGGCGCTTCTGGTCAAGGATCTCAGGCGTGAACACGCTCGGCCACGGGCTAATCAGTCCCCGGCAAGGCTCGCGCAGGAGCGTGCCAGCGCGTTCGCATTCCCTGCGCCAGTCGGCGGTAATGTCGTCCGTATGGAAGGGGGTCGCCGTGCGCCAGATGCGGGCGGGGTGCTTGGCGGACGGGTCAAGCATGGGGAGCCAGATATTGTTCATCGCCTCCTTGACCTGTGCGCGGAGGGTCGGCTGGAGGACGGCGTTGCGTAGGTCGCAAATGTCATCCGGCCAAAGAACGTCGGCGCGTCCGCCCGTTCTGCCGAAGATGCCAGAGGCTTGGACGGACGGGTCACGCCTCGCGCCTACCCCGGGGGCGGTGATTGACCACGCCATGACCGTATCTTCCCCGGGCTTCAGTTCAATGTGCGGGAAGGTGGCGCGGTATATGGGGCTGCGGATGATGTCACGCAGGAAGCGCGAGGTGGCGCTTGCGGCTTCGTCGTTCTGCCCGATCAGCTTAAACCGTGTCGCTGGGCGACGACCGAGCCACCATGCGGCAAGGTAGGTGAGGGTCGAGGTCTTGGCGTGTCCTCGGGGTAGTTCCGCGTACCAACTATGGTGCTTCAACCCGTGCGCGAGCAGACTGCGTTGCAGGTCGGAGACGGGCTTTCCGAGGCACAAGGCAAGAAACGCTGCCGGGTTCTCCCGCGCTGCGGCGACCGCCTGCTCCGGGGTCAGGCTTTGCGCTTTGGTTTTCGCTTTGGCTTTGGAAGGCACTTGGGGGGCTGAATCTGGTTGAGGCTTTGAGCGACGGCATCAAGGGCTTGATCTCCAAGGTCGTGGATCACTTCCACGCGGTCGGTTGCCGTACCAGCGTCAAGGCGCAGGATGCGGTCGAGCTGCACGGTCGCGTCTACGCGGTCACGGGACAGGGACGCAAGGACTTCCACGGCTCGCACGCGAGTGCGGGTGTCCATGTTCAGGTCGTTCATCACCTCCGCAAGGAAGGCGGGTGCAGACTTGGCGGTTTCCTCTGGGATCTCCCAGCCGCCGTAAACGGCTCGCTCAAGGCTGGCAAGGTGCAGGGTCTTCTCGCGGCGTGCGACAAGGTCGCGGACATCCCCCTTCCCCCTGTAGTGGGGTGCGTCTTCGTTCATGATCGTACCTTCCGCTTTCTCAGAATCAACTCAAATCCGGCAGCGTGCGCGATTGCGAGCGCGGAGTCAAACGCAGGCTTGCGCCTCCCGTTGCGCGTCCCCGGTGTCCCGAGGAGGCAGCGGACGGTGTGGGCGCGGAGGATGCCATCCGCATCCATGCGGTTTGCAAGCTCGCCTCGCGTCATGCCCTGCCCCTCAACGGCGGTGCGAATGTGTTCTTTGAAGTCGTCGTAGGTGTTGATGGCGGTGGCGGACATATGCTT